ATAAAATTAGTAGGTACTCAGAAAAATAAACGTATTTTTTCAAGCGCTTATAATTTAAGCCTAACCAATACTGGAGATTTGAGGGGGTTTGATTTTAACCCTAACGAAAAAGTTAAAGCCAGATATTTAAAAAATGGCGTAGAGATTTTTAACGGTTTTGTAAAGCTGTTAAATGTAGAAATAGACAAAGGAAACTATACTTTTGAGGTCGTCCTATTTAGTGATTTTGTTAATATCATTAAAGGAATGGCGGATATTAAGATTAACGAGCTAGACTGGTCGGAGTATGATCACCTTTTAATACAGACTAACGTAGTAAATAGCTGGTCCACTAGTGTAATAAAAAACGGAGTAGTTACAAATAACTATACCGCTGGAACGCCAGACGGTTTTGGATATTGGTATCCTGTTATTGATTACGCCTATAATAACACTAGTTTACATACCATAAAAATAGAAAATTTTGTGCCCTATGTTTACGTTAAAGAGACTTTTATAAAATGTTTTGAGGCCCTAGACTCTGGCTATACTATAGACTCTACTTTTTTCGAGTCTAATTTATTTAAGTCTTTAACGTTTGGTTTTGGTGGTGGGGAAAAAAAGAGCGTACCGCCTACAGATTTAGCTAACAGGAGAGTAAGCTATATTTTTGACAATGATTTTACAGACAATTATAACGGCTACGGCCTAACTTATGGCGGGGCCACTAATTACAGTTTTACTCTTTACAAAAGGTACGTTTTAAGCCAATTTTCTAACTCTTTAGTTAGCGATAATTACACACAGTTTGACGCCACAAACAATAAAATAACAATTTTAAAGAGTGGTAACTACAATTTAAACCTAAACTATAACAGTACAATAGGGTATACTGTAAACTCTGGTACAGCTACAGGAAATTTAAAAATAGTTTCTAGAGTAATTGTTAACGGTATTGTAAAAGGCACTAGTACGCCTCTATTTTTTAACGGCTCGGCTGTCTCTTTTAGTCAAAGCACTAACACTAGTTTAACTTTAAAAGCTGGAGACGAGGTTTATACTGATTTTTATGTAACTGGAGTTTTAAATGGCCCAACACCTTTTAATTTTGATTTAAATTTTGACTTAAATAATTTATTTACTCTAAATTTAACGGCTAAAAATGGTATCTATTTACAAGGTGACGTTATAAGTCTAAATAGATTTTTACCAGATTTAAAATGTAGTGATTTTGTAAAAGGAATTATAACAATGTTTAATTTATACGTTAGTGAGCCAGACGCGGACGGTGTTATAAAAATAGAGCCGTTAGACGACTATTATAGCGGAGAGGTAAATTATACCGAATTATTAGACCACTCTAAAGCTGTAAATATAAAACCTAGTGTGGTAGAGTCGTCTAAAAACTACGTCTTTAAATTTGCCGAGGATAACGACTATTTTAACCGAGAGTATTTAAAAGCATACGGCGAAAGCTACGGAAATTTTACCTATGTAACAGACAACGAATATAGTAACGACAGCGTAGAGTACAAACTACCTTTTGCTCAGACTGTACCTGTAGAAATTAGTACAGGTTATATTTTACCTAAAATAGTCGATATTGACGACAACGGAATAGTTAAGCCATTTAAAGGCAAACCGCGTATATTTTTTAACAACGGCTTAAAGAGTTTTAGTTTAGGCTGGCAAATAGCTGACTCAAGCGGTACAACTTTTTACAGTAGTTACCCACAGGCCCACCACTCGTTTAATAATGCTAAAAGCCCTAGTTTTGATTTAAATTTTGGTAAGCCTGTAGAGGTTTTATACAGCTATAATAATTACGGAAACAGTAATTTATTTAACAATTACCACCGTATAAGCGTTATAGAACAGACTAGTATAGACGGAAAAATATTAACGGCCTACTTTAAACTAAACGAGAACACTATAGGCGACTTTAGTACACTTGTAAATATTAACGGCGTTTTATATCGTAAAAACACGATTACAGACTATGACGCTAACGGTTACGAAACCACAAAAGTAGAATTATACAAAGTTTTAGAAACAACCGAGTACAGCAAAAACAACCCTGTAGTAATATCTAGTATAATAAAAGGGACAACGTTAGTCAGCTCACCAAAAGGTGTAGGCGGTGGAACGTCAATAATAAGAGGGGGCAAAAACTCAACTTTAGCTCAAAACCCGAAACTATTACAATTATAACAAATGGACGAATTTAAACGAATGATTTTAAAAGTTAGCGACGTAGAGGGCGCTAGCGCGACAGTACCAACTAGCCCAGATCATACAGACGGTAGCTGGCTAGATACCGATATTTACGAGGGCGAGCTGTTTTTAAATACTGTGGACAATGTTTTACAAACCAGAACGGAGAGCGGTATAGTCAATTTAAATAGTGCTGGACCTACTGACGCGAGTAGGGTAGTACAAAACTGTTTATTTAGCGAAACTGTAACAAAAGGAGATCCGTTAATTATTACAGGTTACAATGTAGGGAGTGGAATTATGACGGTCGCAAAAGCTGACGCCTCTAACTCTAGTTTAATGCCAGCTTATGGCTTGGCCTCTGAGGACTACGACAACGGAGCTACTGGTACTATGGTAGTTAGCGGTAATTTAATAGACATAGATACAAGCTTGTTTAGTGAGGGTAGTAAGGTATACGTAGCTGTAGGTGGTGGGTTAACAAATATAAAACCAATCGAGCCTAATTTAATCCAAAACGTAGGGCTGGTAGCAAGGTCAAACGCTAATAACGGAAGTATAGAGGTGGTCGCAATAGGTAGAGCAAATGACGTGCCTAACTTACCAGTAGGACACACGTTTATAGGAACGTCAACAAATCCGACAACTATAGATTTAACGACTGAATTAAATAATACTACTTTAATTGAAACGATAACGGTAGGAACAAGAGCGTTACTTTTGACAGACAGAAACAAGAATTTAGAAAATGACGGAGACTGTACTATTACCGTACCAACAAATGCTAGTGTAGAGTTTCCAATAGGCACACAAATTTTCTTTACAAAAAAAGCTGAAAGTTTGGACTTTGTTGCAAGTGCTGGAGTAACTATTAACTCGGTAGATAGTTTACTGGAAATGGGGCGAATTAATTGCGGGGCATCATTGCTAAAGATTGGTACTGATGAGTGGAACTTAATCGGAGAGTTAGTATGATTTTAAGAAGAGGAATATACTCGCAATACCAAGAGCAAGGTAAAGATGCTTTACACTTTGATAGTGTTTACTCAGATAAATGTACTTTGCCTTTAAATTTCGTTACAAACACAAGAACTATTTCGACTTGGGTAAAACCTGATTATACAACTTATAATGGGATGAATCGAGAGTTTTTATATGCGCAATATAACACAAGTGGGCAAAGAACAACGTTTACTGAATTTAGAGACACTGGTGTCCTAAGAACTTACATACCAACCAGTACAACTGGAAATAATTATGCTTTAATAGAATCTAATCCTGGAGTATACTTTAATGCGAATCAATGGTACTATGTTTCTATTACTATTGATTCTTCAGATAATACTGCTAAAATGTATGTAGATGGAGTTTTGCAAAATTCTACTGCATCAAGCACTGTTCCATTTTCAAGGACTGGAGCATATTTTGTATATGGAAGTGCTGGAACATATTTACCCACACTTAGGTTTAACGGAACTTTAAAAGAATTAACGGTTTGGACTATTTCAAGAACACAACCCGAGATAGTCGCAGATATGACACGAGTTTACACTGGTGCTGAAAGTGGACTCAAGGCATACTTTCCAACTACTGAGGGAAGTGGAAATACTATCCAGGATATTAATGCAGTTTATACTGGTACAATTACAACAACAAACACAAATCCAAATTACATTGACGATGTGATGTGGGTAAATTCATAAAAAAATGGCGGAAACTGTAGCAATAAAAATAGAGGTAGACGGCGGTAAGTCTATAGAGCAAGTTAAGAAACTAGAGGAAGAGGTAAAAAAACTTAATGACTCAGTAAAAGAGCTAGGCGAAACTAACGGCGAAAGTTTAGAGGAGTTAGAAAAAAACGCCGAAAAAACAGAGGTAGCTCTAAAAAAAATAAACGGAGAAAACACAAAGTTAAGCCAAGACGCTAAAAATGTAGCGGACGGCATGACCAACGGCTACAAAGCTTTTTTAGGGGTTAGCGCTTTAGTGGGTACGGATCAAGAAAAACTAATAAAGACGTTTATAAAATTACAGACGGTACAGGAAACTGTTAACGCTGTAACCCAGTTTGGTAACTCGTTAAAAAAAGACTCTGAGTTTCTAACGTCATTGAGTAACGCTAAAACTAAAATAGCTATAGGCCTACAAAAAGCCTACGCCGTAGCTGTTGGAACTGGTAGTAAAGCTATGCAAGGTTTAAGAAAGGCCCTAATATCTACAGGTATAGGCGCTATATTAGTGGCCCTAGGTACTGTAGTGGCTTACTGGGACGATATAAAGGGAGCCGTTTCTGGTTTGTCAAGTGAACAAAAAAAACGAAACGAGGACCTAGAGAAAGAGAAAGAGCTAACACAGTCTAACCTAGATAATATTTCGGCAACAGAAAATACTCTTAAATTATCTGGTAAAAGTGAAGAGGATATTTTAAAAATGAAACTGGCCCAGTTAGATATACAACTAGACCAGCAAAGGCAAACGATTGAGAACGCTAAAGTACAGAAACAAACTCAAATAGAGGCCTCAGAAAGAAATAACAAAATAGCGCAAAATACTATCCGTATTTTAAGTTTACCTATTACTATGTTACTGGGAGCTATTGACTTGCTTACTTACGGATTAGAGCAAGTAGGTATACTAGAAGAGGCCACAAATTTAGAGGAAAGTTTTAGCGGTGGTATAGCTAGTATGTTATTTGATCCGCAAGAGGTAGCCGAAGAGGGACAGAACACTATAGACGAGGCCGAGGCAAAACTAGACGAATTACAAAACAAACGAGACGGTTTTACCTTAGCTGAACAAGAAAAAAGGAAAAAAAACGGCGAAACTCGTAAAAGCGAAATAGCAAACCAAAACCAAGAGGAATTAAGGTTAAGGCGAGAACTAGAGGACGCTATTATTTCCATGGAAAAAGACGCGGACGTAAGAGCGTTAGCCCAGTTAGAAGTAAAACAACAGAGAGAGCTAGACGCTTTATTAAAGTCTAAAAACTATACACTAGAACAGCGTAAAATTTTAGAGAAAAAACAAGCTATAGAAATGGACGCGCTTATAAGCGAAATAGAGGCGAACGCTAAAGAAAAAAACGATGAGAAAATAAGGACAGAGGCGCAAGCCCTAGCGGACTTAAAAAAAGAGATAGCAGACGCTGAGGTAAATACACTAGAGGAACAAAGGGCCAAAGAGTTTGAGGACCTAGATACCTATTATAGCGAGTTAATACAAAAGGCCAAAGATAACAAACAGTCTACGCTAGAGTTAGAAGAGACATACCTACAGAAACAAAAAGAGCTAAAAGACAAAAACGCCGAAGAGGACAAAGCCAGAGCCGAAGAGGAAACGGCTACAGCTTTAGCAAATATAAAGGCACAGCAACAAGCTAGAGACGATTTTATTAATAGCGTAGGTACTGGGTTAACTATGTTAACGTCTTTAATAAAAGACAGCGAAAAAAGACAAAAGGCTAGCGCTCTGGTCCAGATAGCAACTGACACAGCTCTAGCTATTTCCTCACTCGTAGCACAGTCACAGGCCAACGCCCTAAATGGTGTAACTATGGGAGTCTCTGGGGCTATACAGTTTGCAAACGGTATAATTCAAATTACTACAAACATGGCCAAGGCTAAACAGTTACTTAGTGGCGGTAGTGGAGTAACGGCTCCTAGTACCTCGGTAGGGAATACTAGCGCTATGACTAACGCTATAAATAATACGACCACCTCAACAGGAACAAATAACGGCCAGAACGTACCGCCTGTTTTTGGGGGAAACAATAATACTACTAACAGAGTGGTATTAGTAGAGAGCGAACTAGAGGCCATGCAAAGCCGTAGAATGACCACGCAAAGAATTGCTACAATTTAGCTACAAATTAAAAATTAAATAAGTCTAACAAGTATGTTACCAATTTATAAAATGATAATAGGCGAGGAAGTCGAAGGAATGGACGCGCTAGCTCTAGTAAGCGAGCCAGCACACCGAAAGGCTTTTGAGTTTTTTAACGGTAAAACAGAAAGGGTTAAACAATATTTTAACGAGGAAAAACGAATAGTTACAGGTGTAGCTATAAGCGTGGACCTACCTATATACAGACGAGACGAGGAGCTAGGAGAACACTACGTTATTTTTAGCAAAGAGGACACTCTGGCAATAGCCCAAAAAATGTTTAAAAACGGCTATATGCATAACGTTAACGAAATGCATGATCTAAACAAAAAGGTAAAGGATATTTATTTGTTTGAGTCGTATTTTATAGACGAGGCTAGAGGGGTTAAAGCTCCAGACAGTCTAAAGGGCCAAAACCTAAAGGACGGTAGCTGGATCGTGAGTTACAAAGTAGATGATGATAAAACATGGTCGGACATAAAAAAAGGTAAACACGTAGGTTTCTCAATCGAGGGATTTTTTAATAAAGAATTTATAAAAACAACAACAAAAAAAACACAAATGAAAAAAACAAATAAAAGCTTGTTCGAAATGGTTTTTGGAAAAGCTAAATTTGATACAGCTACAACTGTAGAGGGTGTACAAGTATCTTATGACGCGCTAGAAGTAGGTAGCGAATTGAGAGTAATTACTGAAGAGGGCGAGGTATTGGCGCCAGAGGGTAAGCACTCTTTAATTATTGACGATATGACTATAGTGGTAACTGTAGACGGAAACGGTATTATCGTATCTATTGACGCGGAGCCAACTGAGGCTATAGAGCCAGTAGACGCTGTTACACCAGAAGAGGTAGCTACAGTTATCGAAGAGGTGCAAAGCGCGTTTAAAAAAGAAATAGCAATTTTGAAAGCAAAAAACGAAACTTTTGCGAAACAAATAGAAACTTTAGTTTCTGAGCTAGACAAAGGAGAAAAAAGAAAGTTTAACACAGTACCTAAGTCAAATAAAACTTGGAGAAATTTTACAAAATAACAAAATGAAAAATCTAAAAACTAAAATTAAAGAGCAATTTTCGTACGATGTCGATTTGTTGCCTACTTACATAGATGAGCAAAGTAGTGAAATTTACGCGGATTTATTGTATAGCTCTGGGCTAACGTCTAGAATTAACGTACTAGAAAACGTAAAAGGTAGCCAAACTATTAAGCTATTGAACTCTGACCTAGCTCTAGAGTCTGGCGCTAACTGTAACTCTACTTTTGACGAAAATAACGCTATTGTTTTTGACGGTAAAAATATCGTAACTAAACGTTTAATGGTAGGTACCGAATTGTGTAACGATACTTTAGAAGATACTTGGGCGCAACTTTTGTTATCAATTGGAGCAAACAGACAAGATAGAGATTTGCCTCTAGAGGACGTTTTGACAGCGTACATTATCAAAATGACTAAAAAGAAAAACCAAGACTTAATGTTTTTGGGAGACACAACTAGTTTAAACGGAAACCTAAACCATTATGACGGTTTTGTAAAACTTTGGGAGGCTGACACAGATTTAATTTCCGCAAGCTCAACAGAGACAGCTATTACCTCAGCTAACGCTTTCGATTTGGCTAAATTGGTTTACGATAATATCCCGTCTGTATTGTTCGATAACGGTGCTAACGTGGAAATCATTACTGGAAGAGTAGAGGCTAACGCTATTTTAACTCAAATTTACAACGATAAAGACTATTCGGCTAATATCGAGGTATCTTACGAGGGTAGCGAAATGTCTTTTATTTTGCCAACTACTAACGTAACGGTTAGAACTTACCCACAACTAAACGGATTGGGTAAAATGTTCGCCTGTCCATATACGTATATGTTCTTTGGGACTGACTTACTCTCTGATACTGAGGGGCTTACGGTAAAATACTTAGAAGAGGCGGAAAAATTGAGGCTTAGAAACTTGTTCAGAAGTGGAGTAGAGTACGTATACTCTGACTACTTTGTTAAACTTGTTTTAGGAGCTTAATATTAATTTTAAAAAATAAAATAAATGTGTGAACTAACCAGCGGTTACACTAAACCAGCTTGCGCCTCTAATGGGGGCGCTAAAGCTGTTGTAGTGATGAACACCGAAAATATAGACAGTTTAGTAGTTAGCTCTACTAACGAGGTTACGGCTTTTACTTTGACGACTGGTAAAAGTGCCTACAGAATTACGCCAGATATGGCTAGTATATCTTTTACAGAAACCGCTACAAGATCTAGAGAAAATAATAGCTTATTTTACGCCTCTACTTGCGCTATTACTTTAAAAGATGATGCTATAGAAACTAGGAACTTGGTAGATTTAATTTCTAAAGGTTTTATTACTGTAATTGAAGAGCGAGAAAATGGCAAAAACTTTGTTTACGGAGCCATTAACGGTATGGTTTTGGAAACTGGAGCTTTTACAACAGGGCAAAATTTCGAAGATTTAAACGGAGTGGTTATTAACTTGGTAGGTAAAGAAACAGCTATAGCTCCTAGCTTAGACGTAGCTAACTATCCTACACCAATAGCTTAACTTTGAAAGTTAAAAAAAAATATATCGGTTTCAAGGCCTACCTAAAAAATTTAGGTAGGTTTGTAGCCGTTACAGAGGCCAATTACCCTATTTTTAAAAAAGAAAATTTAACACAATTTTATGTTACTACTAAAGCAAAACCAGAGCCAGAAACTAGCGCTAGCGCTGAGTCAGTTAGTAACGATACAGGAGCCTAAATTTTTATTTTCTTTTTTTCACCAACAAAAAAGAGAGTTTTACAACTTTTTTTTAGAGCCTATAACTACGTCAAGTAGGTTTGATTTATTTTTATTATCTTTGCCTACAGACGTAAATTTACCAAAGGGTAACTATATGTTTAAAGTCTACGAAAGCGTAGACGAAGAGCCTACAATAGAGGGTAAAAATGTACTACTATACGGCAAGGCTGAAGTAGTAACAGAATTTCCAGAGGGCAAAATTTATACCGTCAATACGACAAATAACATTTTATACAATGGACAATAAAAAGAGCCAGTTTATAGCCAAAAACATATCTATCCCAACTCCAACGGAGAAAGATAACAAAAAAGACAATATTATAAACTGGGGTTTGGATAATTATTACCCATATTTTTTAAATTTTCTTTATCAAAACTCGGCTATACAGTCGGGAATTATTAACGCTAAAGTACACTATACCACCTCTGGGGGCTTAAATTACGTAGGAGACGATAAGTTAGAATTTGAGAAATTTTTTAATAACGGAAACTCAGACTATGACCTAAACGAAATAGCGGAGCAAATGAGTAAAGATTTAGAGCTTTCTAATATGTTCTGTTTGAGGGGGGTTTGGTCTTTGGATAAAAGTAGAGTAGAAAAATTAGAGGTAGTAGACTTTGAGAAAATAAGGTATAGACTAGACGACAACTATATATCTGTTTGCAATGATTGGTCCGATTTAAAGGATAATACTATTAAAATTTTAAAACCCTTTGACGCTGGAGACAGAGAGGACCGAGAATTTTATTTAATTTACCAAGACAAGGGAAAACAAACTATAGACGGACGAAAAGTTAATAAATCTATTTACCCTCAACCGCCTTATAGTGGTGGTTTAACGTCTATTTTAACAGACGTAAAAATTAATAAATACCAATTATCGGAGATCACTAACGGTTTTTCTACAGGAACGATTTTGAACTTAAACGGGGGCGCACCCTCTAACGAAAAAGAAAAAAGAGCTTTAGAGAGAGATATACAGGACCACAGTACAGGAGAGGAAAATGCGGGGGGTGTACTGGTTTTATATAACTTAGGCAAAGAAAACGAGGCCTCAGTAGTTAATTTAAGCGGTAACGATTTAAAGGACCGTTATATCGCTCTAAGTCAAGACAACCGAAACAACATAATTTTAGCTCACTCTATTACTACGCCGATTTTATTTGGTATTAAAACAGAGGGTAGTCTAGGAAACGCTACAGAGTTAGAAATAGGGTATAAAATCATGAAAGCCAATTATTTTAAATATAAGCAAAGGGCGATTTTATCCGCTTTAAACGAGATAGCTAAAAAGGGTAACGGACTAAAGGGTAAAATAGAATTTAACGAGGTAGAGCTAGATTTTATACCAAAAGTAGAGGAGCCTATAATTTTTGAAAAAAAAAAATTTGAGTCGTACAATGACTACCCAGAGAGCGCTGTAAATAACGCTAAACGCTGTTTAGAGTGGGTAGAAAAAAACGGCTGGGGTGAATGTGGAGAGTCTACAGGTAAAAATAGAGCGCACCAAATTGCGAACAGAGAAAAATTAAGTAGAGACACTATTGCTAGAATGGCCTCATTTAAGAGACACCAACAACATAAAGACGTACCGTATAGCAAGGGCTGTGGCGGTTTAATGTGGGACGCGTGGGGCGGAACGTCTGGCGTAAACTGGGCTATTTCAAAACTAAAAGAGATAGACGGCGAAAAATTTAACAGCGATATAGACATAGTAGAAATGTTTAATAATTGCGGTAGTCCAAAACCAAAAAATATTATTTATTCTAGGCCCTTACCTAATGAGTTTAACCCAGACGAGGAAGAGGCGAAAGCGTTAGAGCTTTTTAAAAAAGAAACTTTCGCGGAGTTAAACGCAATAGAAAACCAAGTTTTAGTTATGCTTGCTGACGGTAACGACTATAACACTATACAAAAGTCGTTAGATATTAACGGTATAAAATTAACTAGAATTTACAACAGACTAGAGGCGCTAGACTTAATAGCTGACGCCGAAATAACTACGAGGGGTTTAGGCGAAATAGCTAGACAGGACGTTAGAAAAATAAAAATTTATTACGCATACGAAAAAAACCCAGCTATTAGTGGGCCGTCTATTTTACCTAATAATAGGACTAGACAATTTTGTACCGACATGGTTACACTATCTACTAACAAAGTCTGGTCTAGGGACGACATAGACACAATAGGCCGAGCGGTAGGTAGGGACGTATTTACCTATAGAGGTGGCTTTTATAACAATGGCACAAAAGTAACGCCATGGTGTCGCCACGTATGGAGTCAGAAACTAGTATATATTTAAATTTATGAATTACCTAATAGACATAGCCACGCTTAAACATTACAGCTATCTAGACCAAGATATAAACGACGAGACTCTAAACGTTACGTTAAAAAGAATACAAGACACCGATTTAGAGCCAGCTCTAGGGAGTCAGTTATACCGCCGACTTTTACAGGGGGTAGAGGATAATGACCTAACAG